CGAGCGTAACGATAATCCTCTTCTGTTTCATCCACAAGCTGAGCATCAGAAGGACCAATCAAAGAATCAATCGTAGCAAGATCGTCGGAAGTCTTTTTTACCTCGTCCAGATTCTTCTGTAACGCGGCGACCATCGCATCCTTCTTACTCATAATTAATTTTATTTATCAGAATATTTTCCAGCCGTTATGGGGAATCATCCCATATTACGTTTGGATCAGGAGGGCCACCAATTTCAATCACAACAGTGTTGGATTCGGGTGTATCGGTACTTGAACCCGTTCTTACCCTAACACCAGCATCGGTATAACGTTTCGAAGTATCAAAGTCATTAAAGAAAGTATCCACGGACTTGATAAGACCGGTGGTTTGAGGGTTACTCGTGAACTTGGTTTTAACGCTAAAGGTTAGTGTGTAAACTATAAGACGTCGAGAAGATTCAAAGTCTCCTTCATACGCATCTTCTGCGCTTACGCCTGATAACGTTATTGGTACATCTGTTATACTTTCAGGACCTTCAAGACCTTTAACGCTTAAAGTATAATTAGGATTAAAATGCGGAACAATTTGCTCAAGTATCTGAAGAGCTTCATCCTGTCCTCTTGACATAATGTTCAGTGAAAAATCAAGAGTGTATGGTACGCATTGATTTACTTTAACTTTATTTCCTTCACTGTCAGTTTGAACATTTCGGTTTAAACGATTTAACTTGGTGGATTGGTCAAAGCTCAATCCTGTCATTTCAAACGACATGCGGGGTAGTCTAAGTGCAACGTCCCGCTCCGCCCGAGCTTCAACTCTGACCAGATATTTTTCCTTTGGAGCATAAGCAAGTGGAACCCGCCTTGCGCCAATTAATTTACCAGCATCAAGCTGCGCTATTTGAATGTCATTAAACATTTGACCAAAAGCAGCAACCATATTCTTTATGGTTCCATTGTAAAAGTATTCGTGTCCAAGCATAATCTTAATTAGGTTCCAGGCTTAGTTCCAATAACCGTACTGGTTTCAGTTACTCTTACTCCAGCATCAACATACACGCCGTTGGTGTCAAAGTCGTGGAAGAAAGTATCAACCGTTTCTATAAGGCCAACTGACGACGGGTAAAACGCAAACTTTGTTTTAAGTGAGAATGTTAGAGTATAAACTATAAGTCGGCGAGAAGATTCAAAGTCTCCTTCATATGCGTCTTCAAAGTTAACACCTACAAGACTAATAGGAACATCAGTTTTACTTTCAGGACCTTCAAGACCTTTAACAGTAAGAGAATAATGTGGACTAAAGTGCGGTAGTATTTGTTCTACTATTTGCAAAGCTTCATCCTGTCCTCTTGACATGATATTCAAATCAAATCCCAACTCATAAGGAGCGGGTTGCCATACTTTAACTTTACTTTCTGGACTACTTGTAGCATCAGTTTGAATTGTTCTGTTTAAACGATTCAGCTTTGTGGTTTCATCATAAGAGATGTCTGTCATTTCAAATGACATGCGGGGAAGCTTGAGCGCAACGTCCCGCTCCGTTTCTTCTTTAACTCTCGCTAAATATTTTTCTTTCGGCGCATATGCAAGAGGTACCCGTTTAACACCAACCATCTTCCCTCCACTAATATTGGCCACTTCAAGGTCATTGAAGATTGTGCCAAAAATAGACACAATCTTCTTTAGTGTTTCATTATAAAAGTATTCGTTACCTAACATACTTAGAAGTTAAAAGGTTCTCCAAACGGATTCTCTTCGCTAAAGTCAAGAAAGTCGCCAACGTTAACAGCCTGACTAAAGGTCGAGTTTTGAGCTCCGTGATCATTTCCAAAAAGCTCGTCATCATCAGCAGTTCCATCACTTATCAGATTAATATTGCTAGCGGTTACACTTGCTCCAGATGTTTGGCCGGTGAGTACTGTTCCCGTTACCAACGTGTGATACTTCCCATCGTTAAAGGTAGGAGGACTTACGTGAATCCTTTGCAGCTGCGGAGAGTCGGTTGTAGTACTGTACTTAAAGAACTCGCACGAACCTGTAACCCCACTCGGAAGAGTAAAGTTGAGTGTTTCAAATTCTTGTAGTAACTGCTCAGGCGAGTCATTGTTGGTATACTCTAAAATCTGAGAATCACCAGCCACAGCTTGTATGTTATCAACTTCCCTTATGCCGGTATCAATCTCTTGGCTTTCGTATTCAAACAACTCACAAGAAAGTCTAAAAATAGGCAAGTCTTTAAGTTGAGCAAAAGGTTTCTTATCCTCAACAAATTTGATTTCAAACAATCCTTTGGTCAAGGGGAAGTATATAAGGTCTCCTTCAAGCGGACGAGTACTGTTCTCTGAATACCCGTGTCGACCTATAAGTTGATTCCAGCGAAGATTTGAAACAACCAAGTTAACGCTGTCTCGAATCTCAAGACCAAACTTAGAAAGTAATTGCCCATCACCTTCAAAGCCGTCAACGCTTTCAACGTACATCTCAATCTGATAAGCCTTTTCAAACGCGCTTATAAGATCTTCGTTAAGAATAAGATCCCGCTTAACAATTTTACGAGGAATGTAAAAACAATCTTGACCATATATTTGAATGGCCTCGATTATCAGCGACTCGTAAAGATCTTGCTCTTGCTTAGATCCGTTTTGAAAGTATTGATTAGTTGCCATTATCCGATAAATAGGTCAACGGGTTCTTCGTATTTAAGCTGCCACGTTTCTTTAAGCGCTTGAATATCAGCAGTAGCCTGTTCGTATATTGTAGCTCCACTGATTGTAACTCCTCCTGGAAGTTGCATACCTTCAAACTTACTAAGGTTCTGACCCCACTGCTTTTTAATAAGAAGCGTAAGAAGTTCTTTTAAACCCATGTCATCGAAAACATCTGTATAAGAAGCAGGATCTACGGTTTGATAGGTTTCAAAAATAATAAATTCGCCTTCTGCTACATGGTCTTTAATGTCCGCGTAAAACTTTACAGTATTCTTGTGACGGTTAAAAGCCATTTGTGTTCCATGCCCGTTGAGAATATCTTCAACCAAGCTCATGTATTGAGAAGTAAGCTCGTAGTTTAAAAGACCGCCGGGGTTTCTCATTCCAAAGAAGTCATTAAGATACATCTGATATTTCGCATTGAATAAAGATGCACTGGTAAAGTCTTCAAAACCAAGAACCCGAACAACAGCAATAACAGCATCGGGAACTTCAATTTCGTTACTCGTGAGTTCAGCTGCAGTTACCTGGTGTTTGATCAATGTTTTGACGGTAGCATCGCTGTGATACTCTTGCCAAAATTGAATCGCTTCATCAATACGATCTTCAATTTGATCGTCATCAATATTGATTTCAACCACAGGAGCTCCAAGCGCTCTTAAACAGTAGTCAGCTAATTCGGTTCTAGTTGTTGGTTTAGCCATACAACTATTTATATAGTTTAATTCTTATTACTTACACCTTCTTCTACCAATTTGAGAAGACAGCAGAACGGTAATAAAGACCACAAGACCCATGAGAATATCATCAGTGGAATCCTTTAGCATTTGAGATGGCAGTTCAAGATCGTTAAACTTTTCTCTATACCAAACACAAGTTCCAAGTAAAGCTTTATATGAAAAGATACCAACGATTGAAAGCAAAAATATTCTAGTAAAGGTTTTCATTAATCATTTCCGAATAAATCGCGAAGGATTCTTTGCGATCCTTTTAGCCAAAGTAACAATGCCTTCAATTACTTCTGGTGATATAACACCAACAATTCCATAAATCACAGCTTTATACAAACTATCAATTGATGTTTGCTCTAGTATGTACCACGCAATCCCACTTGATATAGCAGCGGCTGGAATCCGTTTACAAAGAAGCTGAGCGGTAATACTTTCCTTTGAAGAAAGAATTCTTGCGATCATACCCGCCGCACCAATAAGTGGAACCAACCAACCTCCATCTAAGAAGGCCTGGATTAATGATTTTTGGGGCTCTTGCATATTTGCGGTGGTATCAAGTATTTATACAAAGTCTTCTCTTAACATTGTATTAAATATAGTTTTTTAACAAATCATTAGCTTTCGTGTAAAGCCTTGGACACCTTACATTATCCTTACCCATGATTGTTTCTAAAATTGCTGACGCCGCGATAATTACAGAAAGCCTGTCAACAAGTACTATTTCAAAGTTGTGAATTGCAGCTTCATAAATCTCTTTTGAATATTCTGCGTCCTGCCCTGTCACATAACACGCTCCCAACACATTTACCATTGCTGCAGGCCATAATTTAATATCAGCAAAGGAATGTATCTTATTGAAAAAATTTAAAGCCTCGTTGACATTTCTTTCTTTTACATAGCAATGTGCCAGTGCAGTCCAAATTGAGGTGATCCAACGATAAGTAAATTTACGCCAATAAGGATCATTGAATTCTTTGAAACCTTGCAGGTCTTTATAAAGACTTTCCAGCTCATCAATAGATCCCATGTCGTCATAAATGTATCGATAAGCAAGTGTACAAAAAGACTGACTTACAACTTCAAATTTATCGGGATAGATCTGAGCTAAAAGAAAAGCCCGACATCTTTGGTACCCTGCCGGATCGTCGTTTCTACCTTTAAAGTTTCTTACAAACCTTTTGGGGTTATAACGAAGGCCTTCTAACATTCGGTTAAATTCATCAAGATCCAAACCCGGAATAATCAGATCATTATCAGGAAGGGATGAATAGTCAAACGAAAGCTTAGTATCCTTATAGGTTATAAAAACACTATTTTCTTTCCAAGAAATATTAGGGACCATCATTTTCGGAGGTATTATTAAGTTGATCTGAAAGTTCTTTAACCTTATCTTCAAGCTGGTCAATACGACCCATGGCTTCAATAGAGAAGATGATTGCTTGGTCCACCAGTCTTTTGTAATCTTCTTCGCTTATCTTCCGTTCTTTAGGGGGCGGGTCATTTTGAAACGAGATAGATTCGTCTCTCAGAATCATCGCTAATCTTTCTATGTCTTTTAACGAAAAATAATTTTTTGAATACTCTTGAACGCTACCGTAGTTTACATACGTGTCAAACTTGTGAGGTGTGACGGGGTCTGAATACGTATTATTATAGATAGCTCTCGACAAAATTTCAGATGATGATGGAGTTTCATACGCTCGGATTCGTGGAAGGTCTAAGCCCGTAACCTCACAGAAGTCGTCAATAATATTTTCCCCTTCTTTATATTGTCTAATTTCAGCAATTTTTCTCCACCACTTCCAACTGTTATAAGTTCCAGCGCCAAATTCATGAAACCATCGAGGTAAAGTCATTGAGCGTAAAATCTTTTCGTCCATCCTCCTTCGCCGCTCAAATATTTTGCCTTCAAGAACTTTATGTCTAAGACCCCACTGCTCCCATGCTGACTTTAGCCACTGCCCGGGCGCTCTAACATAAAGTATAATCTGAACATCAAGATCAGGTGACCAGGTCGAAAGATGTCTAAGTAACTTAACAGCTTCTGGGGTATTGGATATTGCTTCGTTTGACCAAAAAACGTGATCACAGCCGGTCTTCTTTGAATGAGAGACAATAATCTTATACAATGCTTTGGTCTTTTCTGCGGTGTGCTGCGAAACTAACCACTCGTGATTCATTCGATTCCCATCGGGTAAAATTGGCCACAGCCTTCCCAGACCCGTTTTACCCGCCGTAAGATTTCCTTTATACTCTTGTAATGCAAACTGAATTGCACTTGTTCCGGTTTTACCTAAACCGATATGTGCTGTAAACTTCATCCAATTAATCTTTCTACCTTTTCATCCCAAACACTCTTAGAGAATTTTTCGTTAACTAGTTTTCTAGCAGAGTGAATTTTCGACCTACTTTGACCTGTTAGGTGGAAGTAAAGAAGTTCCGCGTATTTTTTTGCTTCATCCTCTATCTCAAAATCAATCAAATAGTTTAAAGGAACCAGTTCGCTTACAGCACCAACATTACTAACAGCCATTGGAACTGACCACTGCATTGCTTCAAAATATGTAAGAGGTATACCTTCGTCAACCGAAGGGCAAACAAGCGCACTGGCTCGTTTATAATACTCTTGCATTTGTTTATAATCAATACCTTTCTCAAATTGTATCCAGTGGCTAACTTTCAGTTTCGCTGCATGTTCTTTAATGTCTGTATAAAGCGGGCCGTCTCCAACAAACTTAAAAACCGGCATATAAGCGGCAGGTAAAAGCTTAGCCAACTCTGCAGCAATATCACAAACAAACTTAGGACGTTTTTGAAAGTGAAAGCGGAAAGGACATAGTACGTACCTGGGATCTTTATCTGTTTTCCTTAAAGGCCAAGTCTTTTCTATCTCAGGAAACCCGAACCAATAAAGGGTTTCAATCATTCTTTTATTTACGCCTTTTTCAATAAGTTCATTCTTAAGCTTATCCGAAACAGTTAGTACCAAATCAAAAGGAGTTCCTTTTTGAAGGCTTTTCTCAAAGTCCCAAGGTTCTTTTAAAATCATGTGAAACAAAGAAATTAACTTTGTATTTGGCGCAGCTTCTTTTATTGCCCAAGCTTGATCATAAGCTTCATGCGAATTATTGACAACCGTGTAAACGGGTTGCAGCTTTCTAACGATTTCTATAACCTCACCGGCGCAAATAACGTCGTCAGCAAGTTCGGTAAATGCAGATTCCCTTCGGCTTTCTTTATGCGGCATTATCCGCGTTGTTATAATGACGATTCTAAAGCCTCTGTTTTTATAATGCAGCATTAAATCCAAGCCGCATCTATCCGCTCCTCCGAGCGACATCCAAGGGATGATAAGACAAAAGACGGGCTTTTCTTCAGTGTGCTTTGACTGAGATTTTAGAATGACCGGTTTTTTACCAAGTGCATGGCGGGACGGTCGAGATGTTTGGCGTTCAGTTCTTTTGGACCTTCGGGACATATATTATATATATGCCTTAGTAATCAGCTGCATCAAAGTAAAGACGAACTCGAAGGAAGCCACTAACAGAATCAAGTCCACTAGTACCAGATGGATCATTACTAGGATGGCCATTCTGGATAACCTTTATGTTAATGCCATCCCCGGCGGCAACTGCTACACTTACAGCACTGCTTGCTCCAGTGTAAATTTGTCCTCGGTGCGATCCAGTATCATGTGCAAGCGGGGTTGTTGGATTTCCGTCAACTGTCACCGTTGTTAAAGTTACAGCTGTTGGGCTATCATCAGGATCTCCCACAGTAATAGCAAACTCAGGATCGCCCTGAT